TCTTCCTGGTAATGCAGGATCATTTACAGATGTCAAGTTTGGATTTGGTTATAGAGATGCATCAAATACATACAAAGAAAAAATTGGTACAGACTTTACCAACTTCTATTATTTTGATAGAAAAAATGTAGTAAATGCTGGAGGATCTTACTTAAAGATTATAACAGATCCATTACAAGGAATTAAGACACTCAACTATGTTACAGCAAATCGTTTTGTTTATGATATTACTAGTCAGCCTCTTTGGGATGGTTCTGGATCCATTTCTTATACTACTACTGGTCAGTTCGCTATCGGTAAAATCAATGAACTCGGTGTCATCAACCTTGGATTAAATTATAAAAAAGTACCTACAATTATTGGTGTTGATGCATCAGAAAGTTTTAGAGCTTCTGCTACAGTATTATTTGACGTTGCAACTCAAACTATTACTGGAGTTAGAGTAGATAATAAAGGATCTAATTATTCAAAACCTAAAGTAGTAATCACAAATGGTGACGGTATTGATGCAACATTTAATGTTGTTGTTAGAAATGGTGAGATTTTTTCATTGACTGTAGATAAACCAGGAAGAGGATATACGTTTGCACCTGAGATTAAAATTATTGAGAGTGATGTAAAAGCATATGCTAATAGTAATAGTATTGGTGTTCCTAAAAGTATTAAAATTACTAAAAATGGTGGAGGTTTTCATTTAGATAAAACAGTATCTTCAACATTTACATCAAATTATATTCTTAGTGTAGAATCAGGTAAAGTTATTGGTTTAACTTTAAAATTAAAAGCACCATCAAGATTATATGGACAAACATATTGGAATATTACAACTGCTATAGGTCCTTTTGTTGTAGGTGAAGAAGTTTATCAAACTAGATTGGATGAAAACACTTTAAATTACGTAGAAATTGCAACAGGTATTGTTAAGACGTGGGATAATGATACTTTAGTTGTTGACGTTACTTCTGGAGAATTTGTTTATGCTCCTAATGCTCCAGATTATGAACTTGGAGATTATGAACTATACAGTAGAACTGGAGTAACTATTGATAAAGGTGGACTCTCAGGTAATCCTTTCCCTTATCCAAATCGTGCGATTATAACTAGAGAACCAGAAAATGTTACTAGTTTAGAATTACCAGTTTACAGAAAAGGTGAGATTGTAACTCAAAAAATTAATGATGTAGAAGTTTCTAGAGCAATAGTATCTGAATGGAGAGAAGGATCCAATCTTCTAAAATTAGAAAATGTAACTGGTATTCTTAGAAAAAATATTCCTATTACAAGTTTTATAAACCCAAATGAAACATCTAGAGTAAAAAGTATTTTTGTTACTTTGTTTGATGAACAGATTTCTAGTTTTTATGATAACTTAGGATTCTATAAATCAGATAAAGGTAAACTTGGTGTTTCTAATCAAAAAATTACAGATAGTCTCTTCTATCAAGATTATTCATATGTTGTAAAATCTAAAACTCCAATTGATCAGTGGCGTGATTTAATCAAGTCTACTACTCATCCTGCTGGATTTAAGTTATTTGGACAAGTAGATGTAGAATCAACTGCTAAATCTGAAATGCCAGTTGAAGTTCCTAAGGCATCTCACTTTAGTGTTGTTCAACTTTGGGATCCAGATAAAAATAAGATCACTGTTGAAAGTACAAAATACGCTATTATACAGTCTGTACAATCAGTTAAGAGTCAAAGAGTTCGTAAGGGTGTTGGTTCTGCTGCAACTAGTGAGTTCTTGTTTAATGAAGTTCGTGCATTTGAATTTACTATTAATGGTGTGTTTGATGGTTACTATGATACAGAAGGAAAACTTCAAGGAACTACATCATTCCAAATTTTAGATGATGATGGACAAGCTTTCTTCCCATCATCTGAAAAAGGTCTTATTGTAACTCTAGACGGTGTTATTCAAGAACCAGGTGTTTCTTATACTATTGATGGAGATAGAATTATATTTTCTGCACCTCCATTGGGTTCAGGAACTAAACTTACTGGTGATAGTGGAGAAGTTTCTCAATATAAAGGCGTTACTTTTTATGGTAAAGTATTCCAGTTTAAGGATGAGCAATACAATACTAAACACCTAAGAAAGATCAGAAATATATTCCAACGTGGTGGAACATGGATAGATGCTGCAAATCAAATAGAGAGAAATGTAGAATTTATTGTAAATGAAACTGTTGGGTATGGTAAGGCAACTTATCCAACATTAGATTGGAGTACAAAGCAAGATGATTACGAAAGAAATATTCGTGCAATTTTAGATGCTTATCAACATGATATTAGATTTGGTGGAAATATAAAAACTATTGATTATACTTCTATTTTTAATTCTAATAGTGACTATTTGTATATTCAGAATAATAGGACACAATCTAATTCAATCTTTTCATATGCCACAAGATTAGCAAAACTAGCTATTAGAAATTGGGACTATATTGATATTGGTGTTGAGTATATTCAAGGACAAAATACAATTAAAGTTACAAGCACTGATGATCTTGCTGTTGGTTTATTTGTAAGTTCTGGTAAAGCATTCCATACATCAACTAAAATTATATCTATTGATAGCGATACACAAGTTACAGTAAGTAATCCTGCTCTTGCAAATTCTGGTGGTAGCGGTGGAGTGCCTGATGGTGTTACAAATATTAGTGGTAGTGCTGGTGCTGGTGTTACATCTAACCCAACAAACACTGGTGCTGTTGTTCCTCCTAATACATTTGATGTTCCAGTTGGTTCTACATATGGTATTCCTGAGGCATTCTCAGGAAGTGACCAAGCAAAATTTGGTTGGAGTGCATTGAACAATGGTATGTTCTATAAAGCAGGAGAGTTAATTGATCTTAATAGAGCATATATTATATCTGAATCATTAACTTGGGCACAAGCACAATATCCATCGTTGAATTGGGGATCTATTGCTACTAAGTGTGGTAGAGACATTGGTCTCATTATAGATGCTTATGTTTACCATCTTAAGTTAGGTGGTAACTACAAAATTGTTGAGGCAGCACAATTATACTATCAGAAAAATGATTATCCATATGGCGAAGATCTTTATTACATTAGTGGACAGTTAACTGAGACTATTGCTACGTTTGCATATGCTAGAGATCTAGCTATTCAGGCAATGAGAAATCAATTACCTGGTCAAGATCCTAATGTTTTAGTTGACTCTATTTCACCTGCATGTGCAGAAGTGGAAAGTACACTTAACACATATCATAGTATTGTCAATACTATTTTAACAGAGGGTAAAGGAGTTGTAGAAAAAACTAATCAAAATAGAAATAAAGCAGGTAATTGGACTCCTACTTTAACATATTCTAATTACAATATTTTAGGTGATCCTTTATTACCAGCACAAGAGTGTAATACTGTAATTTCTGCTGTTAATTCTCTCTTTGATAATGTAAGTGAAATCTTAGATCAAAAATCTGTTACTAGAACTCTTCCTGACTACGTTGACGGAGAAAATAAAGAGTTTGAATTATATTGGGATGACAATACAGAAGTTAATACAGAAGCAGATGAAAATCTATTCCTAACTCTTAACGCTGTATTACAAAAACCAAAATATACAGAAAGTTATCCTTTAGAAGATTCTTACTTTATTGATAGAAGTGTAATTCCTAACTTAATTAAATTTGATGTTGCTCCTATTTGGGATCAAGATTTAGGTGCTAAGACTATTGGAGAACCAACAGCTGTAGAAAAAGTTTCTGGTATTGGTGTTGGTAATTACAAACGACTTACTATTGACTACAACTTAGTTGATGATGTAAAGAACGGTCCTTTCTTAATTTTAGATGTAGAAGATTATACAGTACAAACTATTGAGGCAGAGGATGCTTTATACGTATTCCTAGATGGTGTCTTGCAAAGAAAAGGTTTATCATACACTATATCAGGTCCTAATATCTTCTTCAATGTTCCTATCAAAAAGGAGATGAAGATTGATATGAGATATCTCTTTGGAAGAGATGTCGGACAGGTTATCAACTTCTATGATTTTTCTCCAGATACTTATTTTGCTACTGGTATTTTAACTTTTGATTCAACAGATTCAATCTGGGATACATTCTCAAAGTATGCTTGGATGGGTGATAAAATTGGTTTACCTGTTCATGCATGGCAAGTAAAACCAGATGGAACTTATAATGTTATTGGTAAAGTAAGGAACTACACTAATACTGGAACACAAATTAAATTTGATGTTCCTCAGGCACAGAACTCTACTATTTTGAGTGGTGTTGATGTTATCTTTGGTGTTGCAAGTTACTATGATACAAATATAACTGTTCCTGCTTCAGCATTTACAAATCCTACTTTAACATTAGTCAAAGATGAAGATGGTAGAAAATTATTAAAAGCTGATATTCAAGCATGGTCAGGAACTGTTATCGGTAAAACTTATAGAAATCCTTTTGAGGTTTTATCAGGTGGAGATCAGATTCGTGTAGAAGGTGAAGAAGGTTTCAGAAAGATAAAAAATCTTCCTGGTGTTACTACTAGTAAAGATAATAGAGATGGTGAACAACTATCAGATGATATTTTTGCTCCAGTCTCAGTTGAGTCTTATACTGGAATAACGAGAGGTGAAGGTCTTTCAGTAATTGCTACTATTGAAAATGGTAGTGTTACCAAATTAACTTGGAATCAGCGTAGTTATGATCCTATTACACAACCTACTGCATACCAGTATTTTACTCCACCAGTTCTTAAATTTGAACCTTTAAATGGTGACGGTGGTGGTGCAAGAGCAAATGTTCTTGTAAGTAAAGGTCAAGTTATTAGTGTTGATTTAATTGATGGTGGTTCTGGATATACAAAAGTTCCAAAAGTTATTGTAACAAGAAGATTTGATGTTCTAAGTGATAGAGGAATTGGTGTATCAAAGATCAATATCGCCTACAGACCTTACATAGATGTTTCTCAAGGTTCGTTAGTTATATCAACAATTGATATTCTTGGTAATAGACTAGTTGATGCGTTCTCTTATTCTTCTGTGGATCTTATCAGTCCAGCAGCTGCTGATCGAGAAATTATAGCAGAGATTCAAACTGGAATTACTAATGTAATTGATAGTGAAACTGTTGGTAGTTCAATGCCAGTTGATGATGTGTCACAACCTCCATCTGAGGGTGCTTATATTGTTTATGTTGAACCAGAACCTGTTCAAATTGATGGACAAGGTGGTGCGTTAAGACTTAAAGGTTCTGAAACTATTGTTAAGGCAGAGATTCAGGATGTTATAACTACAACTTCTATCACTAATGTATCTAAGGTAATTACAGCAACTCAACAGATTGAAATTCCTAATAATGCATTAAGCAATATCAATTACTTTGAAGATGCTGCATATCTTGATCTTGACTTTAACATTGGTGACGTTATTGCTTACATTCCTGATACATCTAAATTCTACGGAACAGGTCTCCTATTAATTGGAGATGAAGTTGTAAGATATAATAGAAAACTTAATGATAGATTCCTTAACATTACTAGAGGAAGAAGAGGAACTACTCAAAAAGATTGGGTTGCTGGTACATTCTTAAGACAGATTCCAGAACTTGTATCTGTTGCTCCTGTTGGAATTGCTAAGATTGAGTCTGAATCTCAGTTAGTTGCTGTAAGCGTTGGTGCTGACGGAACTGGAAGAACTGAACAGAAAACTCAATATCAATTTGAAATTGATCAATTTGAGACTGTAGTTACTAGAGAAGTTCAACTTGATCTTCAACCACAATTAGATGTAAATTCTATTTCTAGTGTTATAGCAGAGATAGTTCGCAAACCACCAGAACTAGGACCTAATGTAATTAAATCATTCGTTACTAGTCACAATCAAACTGTTGTTACCAATAGGGTACAGATAGTTCATAGTGAATTTGTAATGCAAAAGAACCAACTAGAGGTTCTATTAATTACACCACCAGGCGGAGTTATTGATGGATTTGAAGAAACTGTATTCATTACAGATCCTATCAACATCAGATCTGGTAACACTACTGGTGGTCATGATGGAGAGGTTGATATTGTTGATGTTGGTGGTCGTTACTACGTTGTTAAGAGAGATACGACTGAAATATTCATTGACAACGCTACCTTTGGTGTTGATAGTGAATACGTTGGAAAATACACTAAGACAAATGCTGGTCACAGAATCAGTCACTTTGATGGTATATTTGATGATGGTACATCTAAAGTTTCTGGATTATCATTATTTGAAGTTGACTTATACTTTGGAGCACTTACTATCAGAGATTTTACTGAAAGAGCTAACTCCAGTTATACTCTAGCAGGTGACAAGTTCAACTTATTGAATCCTTCAATTCAGAATCCAGTTCAGATTAATACTAATGCAGTAACTTTCTCTGGTCCAGAACAATCTCTTGTTGTATCAGACACCACAGGTTTCCCAGATGAAGGGTATCTTTATCATAGTAATGGAGAAGGAACACAAACTCCTGTAGGAAATTTACAACAAAGACAATATGCAGTTGGTGGAACTGTGGACTTAGAGATTAGTTCTAATCAAAAGTTTGGTGATAGATCTGTATATTTGTCTAGACTTGCTGGAAATAATGATGGAAATTATTTAGCTGCTTATAATTTTGAATTAGGTGCAGGAGACTTCTCAATTGAATATTGGTTTGATAAAACAACTCTAGCATTCCCAGCATCACCTGGAGCACTTATTTTCTATGGAAGTAATCTATTAACAGGAGCTAGTTGGGGTGGAGGTAGCTATTTCCGTCCTAATTTTGGATTCTCTATGTTTGTAGATGTATTTTACGGTACAAACTCATCATTGAAGTTCTGGAATGGTGAAACTGGAACATTCGATACTCTCACTGGTTTCCTCAGTGCGAATACATGGTATCATATTTCAATTGTTCGTAAGAATGGAACCATAAAAGTTTACTTAAATGGTGTAGAGAAAGCATCTAGATCAAATAGTCAAGATTACTCAACTGCTGGTGCAGCTGCGGCAAGTAACGCTTGGGGAACTGGAGGAACTGGTTTCTTTGATATTGGTTCTCACAACACCGCTACTGGATATGATACGTTCCATGGCTACATAGATGATGTCAGTGTCAGTACTGTTGCTCGTCGTGATGGAAACTTTAATGTTCCTACAGCACCAGCAACTGTTGACAGTAACACAATCCTATATGATAACTTTGATACCATTATACCAAGTTATACTGGTGTGATCAAATACACTGGTAGAAGTCCATCGACATTCACTGGATGCACCGTACATAACGGTGATAATCAAATTGTTTCTGGTTCTGAAATAGTTCCTTTTACAATTTGATAAATATTGATATAAATATAAATAACTCAAGCACAATTAAAACGTCGGATAAAAAAACACCATGGCTGCTATTATCTCTGATAAGTTTCGTATTTTTAACGCGAAACAATTTCTAGAATCACTTACCGAAGGGGTCTCAGATACAGATCCTGATAAGACTAGAATGTATTTCTTCGTGGGTCGCCCGCAACCATGGAGAGCTTACTTAGAACTTTACTCAAAAAACTCTACAGCATTTACTGTAGGTGATGAGGTTTACGTAGGAACGTATGGTTCTACTGCTTTCCGTGCTACAATTGCTGCAGTTTACGACAGTGCTTTATTATTGACCGACGTTTTTGGAAGTTCTGGCGTTAACTCTGCTCCTCCTCTAGGATCAAGTCTTAAGTGTCGTACTGGTGGTTCTGGTGGTTCTGATACAGGTGCTACTGCTAAATCTGGTGTTTATCGTTACGCAACTGAAGATGTTCCTCCCCTTCCTCTTGATAATCAAAGAGAAAAAAGAAATCTTTATGACGAACTAATTGCTGCCAAGCGTATTACTGATACTTTTGCAAGAACAGTTATCCGTCGTTACAACTGGGATCTAGTTGCTAACCCTAAGTATGATATGTGGAAACCAGACTACTCTGCTACACCTGGTGGCGGTGGACAGATTGGTAAACAGACTGCAACAGGTCAAAATAGTATTGCTGATGCTAAGTTCTATGTAATGAACTCTCAATATGAAGTATTTAAGTGTCTATACAACGGAGAAGATCCTTCTAACTCAACAGGTCAGGGTGCAACTGAAGAACCAACTACTGCAGGTGGTAACTATAATAGTTCTACTGGACTTTACACTGAGACAACTGGTGCAAAGTATATTTGGAAGTATATGTACACAATTTCAACTGATGACGTGTTGAAATTCCTTTCTTCCGACTTTATGCCAATCGTTCTTGCTTCTAACTCTTCTAGACAAGGTGTTACTGCAGCTGCTGTTGATGGTGCTGCTGATGTTGTTGTTATTGAAGACGCTGGTTCAGGTCTTCCTGCATCAGATACCATATACACAAGTATTAAAGGTGACGGATCAGGTGGTATTGTAAAATTTGTAACAAATGGTTCTGGTACAATCACATCTGCTGAGATAGAAGCTCGTGGATCAGGTTACACATATGCTAATGTTCTTTTAGGTAATGGTAACTTATTTGCGGATGCAGGATTATCATCTGCTTTAACAACTGGTGCATCTGCTGTTGGAGCTCTTGAAATTATTCTACCTCCCGAAGGTGGACATGGTTCAGATCATGAAACAGAATTGAATGGTAAGCGTGTTATGACAAACATTCGTCTTACATATTCAGAAGGATCTGGAGACTTCCCTGTAGATAACGACTTCCGTAGAATTGGTATTATTGCTGATCCATTTAACTGGGGTACTACAACATTCTCTACTGCTGAAACATTATCTGGTTTAAAATCTGTTAAAATTACTGGTGCTACTGCAGATTACTCAGTTGACGAGAAAATTACTCAAACCGTATCTGGTGGTACTGCATATGGTACAGTTGTATCATGGACACTTGATAGTGGTTCCACAACTGCTGGTGTTCTTAAGTATATCCAAACTACAGATGCACACACAGATTCTGGAGTTGTAAGACCATTTGAATCTAATGGTTCTAATGCAATTACTGGTGAGACATCTACTGCATCTGGTACTGTAAATACTTCATATGGTTCAACAACATTAGGAGTTACTTTCTCAAGTGGTTTAGCAGCACCTGAAATTGAAAATAATTCTGGTGATGTCATCTATGTTGAGAACAGAAGACTAATCACTCGTGCTCCTGATCAGATTGAAGATATCAAGTTAGTTATTGAATTCTAAAAACTACGCTAAATACTAAAGACTAGATACTTAGTATTTTGGCGAAGTAAGATGCCTCAGAAGACAAACCTAAATGTAAATCCTTATTATGAGGACTTTGACGCGAGTAAGAATTTTTATAAAATTCTATTCCGTCCTGGTTACTCTATTCAAAGTAGGGAATTAACGCAAGCACAATCTATTCTCCAAAACCAGATTGAGAGTTTTGGAAAGTATGCATTTAAGCAGGGAGAACTTGTTATTCCTGGTGAGGTAGGTCTTAACACAAAATTAGATTACGTAAAATTATCGTCTGTTTCTGAAGTTGCTGTTTCAGAAGGAGACGATATTGTTTATAAGAAGTATGATATTTCTCAGTTAGTTGGTCAACAATTAGTTGGTCTTACTTCTGGAGTTACAGCTACTATTTTAACTACAAAATTAGCAACCGAATCTTCTGCGGATACTTTATTTGTTAGTTACATTAATAGTGGTAATTCTAATACTGAGTCTACTTTTAGACAGGGTGAGACTCTAGAGGTAGTTGATGGCGTTAATACTCCTTTACTAGTTGTAGGAACAGATGGTAGTGTTTTACCAACTAGTATTCAAATTACAGATCCTGATACAGGTGCGGTAACTTCATTAGAAAGTTCTGCAATGGGATTTGGTTCTGCTGTTAAAGTAGAAGAAGGTATTTACTTTGTTAATGGTTATTTTGTTCGTAATAGTGAACAACTTTTAGTTATTGATGAATATTACAACAAACCATCTGCAAAAGTAGGTTTTACAATTAAGGAAGATATTGTAACACCAGAAGAAGATGCAAGTTTATATGATAATTCTATTGGGTCTGCAAACTACACTGCACCTGGCTCACATAGACTAAAGATTACTTTAGAGTTAAAAGAATTCGCTCTTGGTTCAATTACTGATAAGAATTTTATTCAATTACTAAGTGTCTCTAGAGGTCAAATTCAAAGTAAGATTTCCTCTACAGATTTTAGTGTATTAGAACAAACTTTAGCTCGTAGAACTTTTGATGAAAGTGGTGACTATGTTGTAGATAATTTTTCTGTAGATATTAGAGAATGGGCACAGAAAGATGGTAATAGAGGTCTTTATGGTGTTGATGAGTTTGGTCTTTATAATGGACAAACTGCTGGTGAGTCAGCAAGAAAAATGGTTGCCAGTATTGGTCCTGGTAAAGCGTATATAAAGGGATATGAAATTGTCAATAAGGAAACTAAGTATCTAGAAATTAATAAAGCAAGAGAAAGTCTTTCTAGTGATAATGTAAATCTTAAGAGTAAAGGTCTACCAACATTTAATCTTACTAATGTTTATGGTAGTGTTCCTTTGAACAAAGAAGGATCTGAGTTAACTGCATATCCTGATGTATTTTTATATTCAACATTTAATGATGGATCTATTGGTTTAAACAATACAGAGTTATCAACTGATCATAGACAAACTATTGATAGAAGAGGTAAGACTTTTAGTACTGATGATGGAATTAAAACTATCACCTTACAGATCACTAATACTGTAACTTTAATTGGTTCAGTAACAGATTCTACATTCCAAACTCAGTTTGGCGAGTTGTTCTTTGTTAAAACTAGAAGTGATTTAGGAACACCAACTGCAATTAGTTCTTTTAAAACACTATCTTTTGCAACATCAAACAAACCACTAATCAATGCATCTACATCTGTTCAATTTTTAGAACTAACAGTATTTGGTAATAAAAGTGAACTAGAATTACTATGCTTAGAATATGACTTATCTGATAGTGAAAATAAGAGAAGAATTTATTTAACAGAAGCTGATGCAGCTGCAGCAAATGATGAGTTTGGATTTATCGTAGATTATTCAGACATTATCACTCCTGTTATTGGTAAAACAAAACCAAGCAACTTTTTCTTAAAGAGTAGAGGATCTGGATTTAATTCAGATTCTGACATTGTAATATCAAAAGGTCGTTTAGAAGCAGGAACACCTGCATATAATTCTACATTTGGTTATTCTTATTTTGACCCACAGTTCTTTACTAAGGTTATTTTAGAAAATATTCCTGCAGGTGCTAATGCATTTGATGAGGGTAAATATGTATTTGGTATTAATAGTAATGCATATGGAGTTGTAGAAGGATCATCTGCTGGTGTTTATAGTACAGGAAGAATTTTATTTCTTAAAACTTTATCTGGTAAGTTCCAATCTGGTGAAACAATTAGAGATGAAGATGGTAATACTGTAAAAATTGCAAAAGACAATACAATATCACATTTTATTGTTCAGAAAAGAGGTTTAGGATATGCTGATGGTTGTACTCTATTAATAAATGGTCTTGAATTTGATGAATCAAAAATTTCAATAGGTAAGACTGTTCCAGGTAACATTTACAATGCTATTATTAATAATAGAAGAGCAGTAAATGTTGAATATGCTCAACCTCCTGCAGTAACTGTACAAAATCCTGATGGAGCAGCTACACCTAGTTCTGCAGCTGCTGTTGTACCTGTTCTATTCAGAAACACAGTAACAACATATACTCCACAGAATGTAAAATCTATTGGTTGTGAGTATGGTTCTGGAAACTCCAACACTTTCTCTGCTGATGTTGTTGTAAATAGTCAAACGGATGCAGAAATTAAATCTGTAACAAGTTTTACTTTCTTTGGTTCTCAAGGAACTAATTTTATTGAGTCTACAAGTTTTAGTGCTGATGCTTCTACATTACTACAGCAAGGGGATCTTATACAATTATCTGACGATAGCAATAATCTAGTTCGTGCAGTAGTACAATATGCTACAAAACAAGAAGGATCTTCTAAAACTAGAGTTTACATAGATACAGTTCTACCTGGTGATGTTACAAATACAAGTATAGTACGTTTACGTCCAAAAGTAAGTAATACTAATTCTGGTACATTACTATTCCCAACTGGTAGTAAGCAAGTTTCTCAAGTATCTGCTGGTGGAGATGATACTAAGATCAAGTATTATTTTCGTAGAGATTTTGTAACTACTGCATCTTCTGGTGGTGGTACAATTACATTTGCTGCACAGTTACCATTTGGTACACAAAGATTTGCTGCTTTTAGTGAGAGTAACTTTATTATTACTGTACTAGATCCTGGCGACGCTCCTAGTATTGTAAAAGGTGATATTATTTACGTGTCTGATGATTCAGTAGAAATTACATCTGCTACTGACACTGCTAGTGGTCTTACATCTGGTAGTATTAGTTTACAGTTAGCATCAACATATTTTGGAACTATTCCTTCTAATGGAACATTCCCTAAATTAAAACTTACTGCAACTCTTGAAGTATCTAATGCAAAACCAAGACTTAAAACTGCTATAAGAAATAAAAGATTAGTTATTGCTTCTGCTGGTGATCGTATAGTTCCATTTAGAGGACAAGATTACGATAATGAAGTAGTAGAAACTTTATCATATTCTGACGCTTTCAAATTATTATATGTTTATGAAGGAACTTCTTCTCAAGCACCTGATGTAGACTCTGCAGGTAATTTAATTTCAGGAACTGATGTTACTGCTAGATATACATTTGATAATGGTCAAAGAGATACAATATATGATGTTTCTAGAATCGTTCTAAAACCAGGATTTGAACCTGCTGCTGGTCAATTACTAATTGCGTTTGATTATTTTGAGCAATCTCAAGGAGATTTCTGTACTATTGATAGTTATCTACATGAGGCAGGTGTTCCAGAAGATGAGATTCCATCTTTCAATTCATCAGTTCATGGAAACTTAGAACTTAAGAATGCAATTGATTTCAGACCTAAAGTAGATAGTAGTGCTATCATTCCTGGTTTCCTTAATATTGCTTCTCTTGAGACTACTGCTGGATCTTTTGCTGGTGCTGGTGCTATCTTGTCAAGCACACCAGCTCCTGATTCTAATTTAGAATATACATTCTCATTTAGTCAGATTCAATACTTAGATCGTATTGATGGTATTTTCTTAGATAAGAAAGGAAACTTTATTGTTAAAGAAGGTAATTCATCTCTCAACCCATCTAAACCAGATCCTATTGATGATGCTGTACCTCTTTTCTATGCATACATTCCTGCATTTACAAAAACAACTAAAGATGTAAGGATTACTCCTGTTGATAACCGCCGTTACACAATGCGTGATATCGGTAAGTTAGAAAAGCGTATTGAAAGACTTGAGTACTATACTACTCTCAGTATCCTAGAACAGCAAGCTCTTAACATGCAAGTTAAGGATGATATTGGTCTAGACAGATTTAAGTCTGGTTTCTTTGTCGATAACTTTGAAGCACATAAAGTTGGAAACTTACAATCTCTTGATTACAGATGTGCAGTGGACAGTCAACAAAGTGTCCTACGTCCTCAAGCAAAAGAAGATTCTGTAAATTTGGAAGAAGTAAATGTAAGAGAAGATCAGAGATCTGTTTCTGGATATAAGAAGTCTGGAGATATGGTGACTCTACCTTTCTCTCCTTTAAATTTACTAGGAAATAATTTTGCATCTAAAACTTTAAATCCAAATCCATTTGTTGTTCTTCAATATGTTGGTGATGCAGAAATATCTCCTTCTATTGATCATTGGTATGATCAAACTGAGGAACCATTAGTAGTCGATACCAATACAGATCTGTTTAATATTTTCATAGCAAAAGAAAATGTAAAAGAAAGTTTTTCAAGTCTCTTTAATTCATTTGTAGTTAACTGGGTTGGAACATCTACTTCATTTACTACTATTAATTCTCTAGGAGAAAATAATACACAACAAGCTATTACATCTGTTGCTAGTGCATCTGTCTCAAGTTCTTCCAATATTAGTCCTCAAAATAATGAGGTGGGTAAAGGAGTTGCAACTAAAACAGTTGGAGAGAGTTTAGTTTCAACTTCATTAGCATTCTTCGCTAGAAGTATTCCTGTTAGGTATGTGATTAAAAGAATGAAACCTAACACAAAGATGTATGTCTTTTTAGAAGGAAGAGATATTGGTCGTTGGGCGAATCCAGATTTAAGATTTACTGGTATTGCTGGTAACTCTTTATCTGCATTTAATGGTGAGATTACAACTGATGAATATGGTAATGCTAGTGGATTAATTGTTGTTCCTGCTGGTTTACCACCACTTGAAAATGCAACTTGGACTGGTGATGTAGATACTCTAGCATATGACACTTCTGCTGATGAAATATCAATTACCTCTGGTGTGTTGACATTTAGATTTACTTCTAGTTCAACTAATGCACCTAAAGAAGAAGTTGATAGTTACACAGAAGTTAAATATTATGCTACAGGTCTTCTTCCAGAAAACCCATCAAGCATCGTATCTACAAAACCATCTTATTTTAAATCAAATGAAGGTGTTCAGTTAATTGAAAGTAATACTGATAATCCTATAAGACCTAATCCTCTTGCACAAACATTTAAAGTAGAAAATTTAGATGGTGGATGTTTTGTAACTGGTTTAGATCTTTACTTTAGTAAGAAGAGCACTAATATCCCAGTTAAAGCATATATCTCTAATGTTGATGCAGAAAAACCAGCTAAGAACATTGTTCCTGGTTCTGAAAAAACTCTTTCTCCAAATACATTCCTCAAGTGTTTTGCTAGTGGTAACGTAGCAGTTTATGTGGGTGAAAGTGTAACAGGTGCATCTTCTTCTGCATCAGGTCCTATTCTTAAGATCTTTGATAAAAATAATGTAGAATTAGTTGCAACTGCATCTGGTAAGTTCAGTCTTACAAACGAGCAAGTATATACTTTAGTTCTCAGTAACCATAATGGTAAATCTTTTGTACAAAATGAAGATTTAATTATTCCATCTGTCACAGAAGCAAATGCAAAAAATAACACTGATCTTGTTCTTTCTATAGCAAAAAATAGTGGTAAGGTTTCTAAGATGAGAATTACTAACACTGGTCAAAATTATGACAGTGCAATTCTTACTATTGAAAGTCCTCAGTTACCTGGTGGATCTACTGCTACTGCAGGTATAGAGGTTTCTGGTGGTAAAATTTATAACGCTGAAGTATCACTTAGTGGTTTTGGTTATACAGAAGCTCCTTCTGTAGTTGTTAAAGGTGTTGGAAATGGAGCAGGTGGATGTGAGATTCAAACATTCATTGAAATTGATACACCAGCAGTTAGAATGGGTGTGTCTATTGACGCTGGAGAAGTAACAAACTCCACAACACCTACACACTTTGCATTTGATTATCCTGTTTATCTACAGAATGATACTGAATATGCATTAGTAGTAGAAACAGATTCTACTGATTATGAACTCTGGGTTTCTAAACTTGGTGAAACTGACATTGCTACAAGTACGGTTATTACAACTCAACCATCTCTAGGTTCGGTATACCGTTCCCAAAATACCGAAAGTTGGACTGAAGATATTTTTGAGGATCTTAAATTTGTTCTTTACAGAGCAGAGTTTGATATTACTAGACCAGCAGAACTTCTTCTTAAGAATAAAAATCTTGGATATGAACTTCTTAATGCAAATCCTATTGAAACAAATGCAAGTTCTAATTCTGCTTCCACATCTAGTCTATTCAAGAACAATAATGCCGTTATTAAAGTAAATCATAGAGATCATGGTTTTGAAGATAGTGGTAAGTCATATGTCTTCTATAGAACTGCAGTTGAGACTGGAGGTATTACTGCTTCCACTATTAATAGTAATCTATTTAAAATAACCAACTCTGGTATTGATTCTTATAATATTCTTTCTCCATCTCAAGCTGCAGGAAACTCTCTTGGTGGTGGTACTTCTGTATATGCAAGTCATAATAGAAAGTTTGAGACTTTATATCCACAAATTCATTATCTAACATTTACAGGAACAACATTAGATGTTTCTGTGAAAACTACTAATGTAGTTCCTGTAGATTCTTCTACAACAAACTATGTTTCATATTCACAAGCAGAATATGAAAGAACTTTCTTGAATGAACCACATTACTTTACCAATCAAAAGATGATTGCTTCTGAGATTAACGAAACTTTAAACAGTGTTTCAAGATCTTTAACTTACAAGATGCAACTATCTTCTACATCTGGTAATCTTTCTCCAATCATTGATCTTTCTAGTGCATCTGTAAAAACATTAAGTAATAGAATAGAAAATGCAAAAGGAGAGGAAAACAGATTTGGTAGAAGAGATCAAGTTATTGAGTTCTTCCCAGTTTATCAGTTTGAACTTGCTGGTAACGGTGGAACACAAATACAAGATGATCAAATAATTGAAGGAAAAACTTCTAAGACAACTGGAACTATTGCAAGAGTTAATGGTAGTGTTGTTTATGTAAGAGTAAAGACAAGTCAATTCTTCCAAAAAGGAGAAACTGTTTCTCTAGGTAATCAAACTCAATTAACAAATGTTACTGTTGACTCTAACCCATCACAAGTATTCGCATCTATTGATGATGGTGCTACAATTGAAGCAAGAAATCCATCTGTAATTCTTGAAACATATGAAAATATTATTACTGGTAAAGCAGTTATATGGAATACTCAAACTCAAGAATTAACTACTAGAGTTGATGTTAATCCTATTAATGATAATTACACTGATAGGATTATTGATAATGCATTCTATAATAGAAATGCTGTTATTGGTGATCAAATTGCTGACATCTTCCGTGTAGGAGATTTTGTTAAATATCCTAACCAACCAGATGAGGAAGCAAATTATTTAGAAGTAGGTAAAATTACTTATACTAATGGTGTTGATTTTGTTGTTGAAAATACTTCCAAGAATGGTTCTGCAATATCTAAGTATGTAACTAAGGAAGTTGTTATTAATAATCCAGCAACTGCTATTGATGTACATCTAATGGCAAATGTTAAGGATATTTCTAATATTCAAGTTCTCTATAAATTTAAGAAAGCATCTAGTCAAGAAAACTTTGAAGATATTGATTGGGTATTATTCAATGATGATGGACAACCAGATACTTTAGAATTAGCAACTACAGAAAATACAATTTCAAGTGTTGTTGAGAAACAATCTTCTTATCAAGATCTTAAATATAGTGTATCTAATATTGATGAATATTCATCATTTGCTATTAAAGTTGTGATGCTTGGTGTTGATCCTTCATTTGTTCCTAAGATTCAAGACATTCGTGCGGTTGCAGCATTCTAATTTCCGCGTATGGACTATATTAAAGTAAGTGGACATGATGGTCTTGTAAGAGATAAAAACACTGGTGCCATAATCAATTTAGACGATTCTGCGATTGCTGCGAGACGTAAGTCAAAACAGCTAGGTTCCGCGTTGGACGACATAAATATGTTGAAGAACGAAATCTCAGAAATCAAATCACTACTTCGAGAGTTAGTAAAAAATGCCAGCAATTAATGTCGCACGTACCGATACCTTTGAACTTCAAAGGCAGAAAATTAATCAAATCGGTTCAAGATTATTTGATGTAACTGGAGGTGGATCTGATCTATCTACTGGTAATTTGAAGCTAGGTGATGGAACGGTTTTAGCACCATCACTAGCATTTGATACAGATGCAACTCTAGGTTTTTATAAAGCAGATACAAAGACTCTAGGATTTGTTTCAACTTCAAAACGTGTTTTAGAAATTAGTGATACTGAAGTTACTTGTGTCCAAAATTTTAACCTAACTCAAGAACAATTATCTACTGGTGGTATAACCATCTTAAATACTGGTTCATTATATGAAGGTGGAACATATACTAATATTCCTCTAACTGGAGGTAGTGGTATTGCAAGTGAAGCAACTATTGTTGTAACTCCTTATGGTGGTTCTGTTACTAATAATGGAGCAGGATATGTTCCTGGTAATTATGGACAAGGTGCAAATGGTGTACTTTTAACTGGAGGTTCTGGATCAGGTGTAGCGGTTTCATTTGATGTAGATGGAATTGAAAATGGATCAGTAGTAAATGCTGGTTCTGGATACGCTGCTAGTACTACTGTATTAAATGTACCACTTACTAATGTAAGTAGTAGTGGATCTAATGGTACAGCGGATATTGTTACAGGCACAAATGGAGAAATTGCAGACGTTACTATTGTCAACCAAGGTTCTGGATATCAGAATGGAGATATTTTATCAGTAGATCCAAACTTCGATAGTGTTGGAGCTGGAGGTGGATTTCAATATAGAATTGATGGAAATCCTGGCGAAGTCACTAACTTTAATATTTTAACTTATGGTACAAATTACGCTACTGGTAACGTACTTGCTCTGCCAGTAGATGTAACAGGAGTATCCACTAACTTAAAAGCACAAATACTTGGTGCTACAACAACATTAAATCCTGCCTCTTATCAAATTACTGTACCATCTACCACTGGTATTGTTGCAGGGATGTTCGTCATTGGTGGAGACACAGATGTTGGAGTTTTAGCTGCTGGAACAACAGTTCAATCAGTTGATAGTGCTACTCAAATTACTTTAGATCTCTATCCAACTGGTGCTGGAGCAGCAACACTTGAATTTATTAGTTCTGGTAATTTACTAGAGTTTGATGTAGTTGATCCTTCTGTTTTAGTTGTAGGAATGACCGTTACTCAAACTGGAGGAACTGGAACTTTAGCATCTGGAACAGTTATTGATGCAATTCAAGGTCAGACTGTGACAGTAAATCAAGCACCAACAGGTGCTGGTACAGCTACACTAACCTTTACACAACCATTTGGTAATGGCACCACTCCTTTTGCTTATACGGTTGCAGCAGTTGGAACAGTAGACAGTGTTACTATTACTCAAGGTGGTACTGGATATGAGGTAGGAAATTTACTTTCTGTAGATCCTGAAAGTTTAATTTCTCCAATTGAGTACGTAGTTACTTCTGCAGCAGCTATTGAAATAACTTTTACTGGAACTGTCTCTGCATCTGCTTTTGCAGTAGGAGATACTATACAAACAGCAACTGGTGGTGAGGGAGGTGGTACTCCACTTCAATACGAAGTTTATAGAATTGAATCTGCTGGTGGAAATATAACAAGAGTTTTCCTTGAAGCAACATCTGGTGTTCTTGCTAATGGAGATCAACTAGAAGATAGTGGTAATACTTTAATAGGAACTGTAGATACATGCACTAGTCCTCAAAATTACTACTTCCTTTCTCTGGGTGATACTGGAGCTCCAGCATTAAATCCAGATATTACACTTTATTCTGGAAACACATATGAATTTGATATTACTGATACATCACTATCAAACATCGGATTTGCTCTTTCTGCATATCCTGATGGTATTCATGCTCCAAGTAATGTTACAGCAGTATCAACAACATTATCAAACGTATCCAAAGATATAACAGTCAACTCTGCTGCTGGTATTGTTGTTGGAATGGAAGTAGTGGTACTCAGTGGACAAGGTGCATTACTACCAAATACCGTAGTTGAAGCTATCAATGGAACAACAATCACATTGAGTAATGTTGCTCTAACTTCTGGTTCTGTACAATTAGAATTTAGAGGATTTGAGTACATCAGAAATGTTACTAGATCAGGCGGTAGACTAATAATTTTAATAGATGATAATACTCCAAATCTCTATTACTTCTCTCCAGAAGGACCAGACGTTGGTGGAAAAAATGGTGAGGAAGGATTACTTACTGTTGATTTAAACAACCCAAGAACATTTGGTTCTGGACTTAGTGTTGAAGTCTTGCTTACTAATGAAGTAGATATTATTAGTAATAATATTTTGACTGGAATGTTATCTGCAGCAGGACTTACCAGTTCTACCTTAAATTCCTCAAGTGGTAGTATTTCTAATCTATCCTCCCCAATTATTACTGGAGGTACTATTAGTTTAAATGAGATAACAAATAGCAGTGGAACTTTAGCTATTACTGCAACTCAAATTAATATTTCAGGAGACATAGATTTTTCAGGAAAAGGAAATTTTAATGATACTACTGGAAACTTTGAAGTTACAGGAGCTCTCAAGACATTAAACTCTGTAAATGTCAATGACAAACTTTTCATTACTGATAATGTAGTTTCATCTGCTGGTGGTTCTAATATTACCTTCACTCCATCACTAGGTCAATCTGTTAAAGTTAACTCATCCACTTCTCTTGTTGTTCCTGTTGGAACTGATGCTCAAAGACCTGGTGTAACAGAAGATGGAGCAATTCGTTTCAATACCGATAGTCAATCATATGAAGGGTATAGTGCTTCTACTACTTCATGGTCTTCACTTGGTGGTGTAAGAGATCAGGATGGTAATACTTACATTCTTGCAGAAGAAACTGTAGCTGCAAATGATAATACATTATGGTTCTATAATGATGCTGTAAATACAATGAGATTTACACCAGAATATCAGGAATTTGTTAGTGTTAAGAAAGTAAGATCTCCTAATGTTGCAGCACCAGCTTATACCACATGGACAGCAAATAGTCCAGCACAGTTAGGTGATTATATTAAGCATATAAACAATATCTATGAAGTAACACAAGTTGCAAATACTGGAGCAGGAGCTGTCAACTTAACTGCTTCTAGTGGAAATGCTCCTAATCATAATTCTGGAGCTACTACAAATGGTGACTTAGAACTTACTTTCTTTGTTACTGCAGTTTCTTCTCTTACATTTGAAGAAATTTCAGAGGTTCTTATTGACCCATTAGGATTTACAGATTTAGTAGTTAATAATGAAATTCGTCTTTCTGGAAATAGAATTTCATCAGAAATTAATGATCTAATCCTTTCACCAAACTCTGGACAAAAGATAACCGTTGATTCTAAAACTTCTTTTGTTCTTCCTGTTGGAAACAATAACGAAAAAGGAAATGCAGCACAAGGATCTGTAAGATATAATACTGATGATAATCAGTTTGAAGGATACAACGGAGCACAGTGGGGTGGTTTAGGTGGTGTTAAAGATATTGACCAAGATACTTACATTCAGGCAGAAACATCTCCTGGTTCAGATGAAGATACATTATATTTCTATAATGCAAATAACAATTCACTTCAATTAACAGGTACTGCACTTGATTTTTATAGTGTTGATACTTTAAATTCTCCTACTACAGATACACTTAATATCAATGCATCTACAATCACATTTGATACTCTAGCAACCACACTGGACAATACTAGTGCTGATACAACATTCTTGTTCTCGACCAAAGCGAATTTTGATCTTGGTTTATCTTCTGGTCTTACAACTGATCCACTATTAAGATTAACTAGTGATGGTGATATCTTCTATAACTTAGGATTTGGAACTGGTAATTATAGTGGTGTAAAACTATTTGACAGTGAACTTAAAGAATTAGAGATTGCTGATTTTAAAATTATAACTAAGAAAGTAACTCTAGAAAGAGGAACACTCAATGAAGGAGATGCAGTAATATATGATCCTGTTGCTGAAGATTCTGCAAAAGTGATTATTACAGCACACAATACCACTACTAATGATAAAGAAGTTGTTGAGTATTCTGTTACTGACAAAGGAACTGACGTTTACTTTTCAGAAATTGCTAACATTTCAACAGGAGTAAATCAATTTAGCACAGTGTTTGATTTGAACGATACTGGAAATGTTAGAATTACATTTACACTAGATACTAGCCTAACTAGTGGTGATGATGTTGAATTCACCATAGTCTCCCAAGTTACTAAGAGGTAAAAATGCCAGAAATTTTAAGGACATATGATTCTGTTGGAGGATTCTCCGTTGATAAAACTACATTAATCAATGAAAAAAAAGATATTACTAACGTAAATTCATTCGAGGTAAAAAATTCATTTTATTCTGATAGTTCTACCAAACATTATATTTTAAGAGGTATTAATACATCCGTTCTATCTACAGATGATGTTAATAGTACAATTACTATACCAAATAATACAATTAATTTTGTAGAGACTTTTATTGTGGGAGTCAATGATAATGCATCTGGAAATGTCTGTACAAAATTAGATAGTGTTCTTAAAGTAGCTAATGACGGTGTAGTATCTGAATTATCTACAATGACAACTACCGTTAAAGATGATATTCCATCAGGTCAAACTTGGACTATTAATCCTTTTATTGGTGGTTCAATTAATACTTTCAGTTATAATACAACTCGTGCAGGAACAACTCGTACAATTAAATGGGTTGCATATGTTAAAGTTGTAAGCATTGACTGGACTTAGAGTTTTAGTACTAAATAGAAAAGAGAAATAATTTTAAGTCTGCAGGCTGATAGAAAATGAGCTTTAAGTTTAATTCTGACAAAGAACAAATTAGGGCGGGTGCTCCCAAGTTTATAGGAGATAACGAGGTCTCGTTGAGATCTGGTACTGGAACTGATGAAAAAGAGGTCTTGCGTGCCTTAATTGAACCAACTTCAAAAGTACCTCGTGTTGGTATTAATAGGACTGGAAATAGAATTGATACTATAGTAGTAGATAATCAAGGTTCAGGTTATACTACTCAACCTACAGTTACAGTCAGTGCTCCTCTTGGTGATAATCCAATCCAAGGTGCTGCTTCTGCCTCACTTTCTCCAGAAGGTAGAGTTGCTGGTATTCTTATTGATAATCCTGGTGCTGGTTATACTTCTGCTCCTACAATTACAATCAGTGGAGGAAACGGTGTAGGTGCTACTGCAACAGCATTTTTAGACAGCGTAGATTTTGAACTTGATATTAACGGTGCTATCAGAACTTCTACATCTATCATTTCTGATACTGCAAGAATTTTAAATCTAGATATTGATAATTTGGTTACTCCTGACGCAGCACAGAGAGCACCAAACTTAAAAACTTTTATGAATAACACTGGTACCCCATGGGCACCAGAAAGATTACTACAGAAAAACACTTTTGTTTATCGTGGTCCTAATGTATACCAATCTTTGAACGTTGGTACTACATCAGCAAATCCTGTAGATCCACCTCTCCATACTGATGGAATTGTAGTTAATGGTAATGCGTTAGACGCTACTGTTCCTGGCGTTCAGTTTAAACACATTGGTTTCCGCGTATCTGATCCTAATGAAGTATATTATAACGAATCTGGAGAGACTGGAATATATCCAAGATCTATTACTCCAATATTAGGTGATAAATCTGATAAAATTGCAACTACTGAATACGTTCTTAACCTAGCAACAAATGACGTTGGTGGACGTATTTATGTTTCTCAATTAATTGGTAATGATGCTAACGATGGTCGTTCTCCAGTTAACCCAGTTAGGACTATTAAAAAAGCATGTCAACTAGCTTGGGAAACTCCTGGTATAAAAGAATCTATTATTGTTGCTGGTGGTGATTATACAGAAGACAACCCAATCTCAATTCCACCTGATGCTTCTGTTGTTGGTGATAACCTTCGTCTTGTTATTATACGTCCTGCAAATGCAAGAAAACATATCTTTAAATTTGGTGATAAGAACTATATTATTGGTGTTACTTATAGAGACCAAGAAGGTGCTGATACCTTTACTTGGGATTTTGCTATGGTCTTTGACGACAAGCAAAGAGTTACTTATGATTTCCTTCAAAATGGAGATGCTTCGACTCAATTCCCTATCGGTCATCAGGTTTTTGGTGAATCAATTTTTAGAACAACATTCCAGTCTAACGGAGGTCTTAACAATCTAGTAGCTAGTATTGAATTAAGAGGTGTGAACGCTGGTGGTATTGTTACATCTAGAAATGTTAACTTTACTCAAACTACAGGTCCTAGTGCATATATTAGTGGTTCATTTGATTTTGTACAAACATCTGGTTCTGTAAACGCTGGTGAAACATTAGTATATGGTGGTGCAAACAGTCAAAGATTCCAAACTCTAACAGCATATAATGTTGGTGATGTTGTTTGGACAGAACAACATGTCTATAACGTATCAGTTGCTGGTACTTCTGGAGAAAATAACCCAACTCACGATGCTGGTGCTGCTAATAATGGTACTGGTACTCTAGAGTTTACCTACTTAAGAGATACATATTCTCTTGTCACAACTGATATTATTTCAATTAGACCTGAAGGTGAAGTTGTATTTGAGAACAGACCTAACCTAACAGATCCTCCACTACCAATCAGTAGAATTGACTTCTCTCTACAGGGAGATCCTAGTATTGCAACTGGTGGTTTTGGTGATTACGGTACACCTGAAGATCTTGGTGGTATTATTTTCTATACAAACCCATTAGTTGAATCAGATAATATTCACGACTACAAAGAAGGTGAAGAGATTTTAATTCAAAATCTATCTACATCAAATCCAGACTTATCCATGTTAAATGGTAAGCAAAGAATTTACAAAGTTATTGAAGATCCTGATGGTAGATCTAGACGTTTTGTTATTCCTAAAAAACTACCTTCTTTAACTAACAACAATTATGATCCTGGTCAGTTTGCACAGGTTCAATCTTTCTCTAAATCAGTAACTTTATCCTTACTTAACTCACCATTTAAGTTTGGTGAAGCAACTCCTGTAGCGAGAAGATTCCAAGATGCTTCTCTTCAAATCAGAAACAATAGAGAGTTTATTGCTGATGAAGTTGTAGGAAGAATTAATGATGAATTTAGTAAAGATTTCTACTCCGTATTTGATATTGGTGGTACTGCTACAGCGCAAACAACACCTACAAATGCTACTTATAATGCTGCAACTGGAGACTTAGTACTTACTAAAGTTAACCATGGATTTGATGTTGGACAAGGTATCTCAATTGCAACAGATTCACTAACATTTACTTGTTTGATGGATAATAATGCTACAGAGCATACTTATCCTAGAGCAAGTGATCCAGGTGCAGGAAGAGCTCTTCCTATCACATCAAAAACAAGTGATACCTTTACTCTTAATGTCGGTATATCACCTGCAAATGCAAATTTCACTCCACAATCAGGAACATCATATAATCCTGCTACTGGAAATTTAGTTCTAGAGATTGGAACTCATTCCATCCCAGTTGGAGGAAGTATTACTATTGATAGTGATTCCTTGTCATTCTCATGTGACATGGATAATCGTCAATCAATTAAAACATATCCTCGTGCAGGAATTGATCCTTATGCTGTAAGATCTATTCCAGTTACAGCATCTACATCAACTTCTATTACTGTTAATATAGGTGCATCTCCTGCAGACAAATATTTCCAACCAACTTACGCTGACTATAATCCTAATACAGGAGACATGGTATTTACCATTGGACAGCATGGTTTAGGTGTAGGTCGTAATATCACTATTGACAATGATTCATTAACATTTACTTGTTTACAAGATCCTTCAACTCCTAAAACTTATCCTCGTTCTGGTATTGATCCATATGCAGATAGAAAATCAATTTCTATTACTTCTGTTGGTGAAAGTTTACATACACCAACTAATGCTGTATATGATGCACCAAATGGTGAAATTACATTCACAGTTAATAACCATGCATTCCTTGAGGGTGATTATGTTAAGATAGCAGATAATTCTCTAACATACTCTTGTGTTTTAGGTGGTAATTATAATCATACATGGGCTGGTGGTACAGCAACCAACGCAATCCAGTCAGGTGGTAATTACGCACATTCATTCGTATCTGCTGCTACTGATTGCATTTCATCTGGAGGAACTAATTTAACTCCTGCTGTTGCATCATATGTTCCTGTTTCTGGTGTATTAATATTAACTTTTGCAAGTGCTCATGGTCTTGCTAATGGAGCTAACATACAAATTGCTGATAATGGACTCACATTTACATGTTCGATGGATAATTTCCAAACAGAGCACAAATATCCTAGACCAAGTGATCCTGCATCTGGACAAAATTTATCTATTACTTTAATTAATGCAACTCAATTTAGTGTTAACGTAGGTGCATCTCCAATAGTTAATCATAATGTAACTGATGCAGATTATGATCCTTATACTGGTGAACTAGAATTAACCATTGGTTCTCATAGTCTTACAGGTCAGACACAATCATCACCTACTACTGGATCATCATATAACCCAACAACGGGTATTATGAGTCTCACAACAACACAAGCACATGGTCTTGTAGTTGGTGATAAAGTTAGATTAGATGATGGTGCTGTAACATTCAGTTGCACCTATGGTACTGGAAATCACAATTATGTTGGTGGTACTGCACAGGGTGCTGTAACTGCAGTTGGTGGTGTTATATTTGATGTAACTGATGCTTCATACACACCTACAACTGGTGTTATGGAGTTGACTATTGGTACTCATAGTTTAACAACTTCTAATCAAGTAATAATCACTTCTGGTTCTTTAGATTTCCAGTGTGATGCAGACGGTTATAATACAACTCATTCATATCCACGTCCAACTGACCCAGTAGCGGGAGAAGCTATTGATATTACTGCTGTAACTGGTACAACTATCACAGTTAATGTTGGTATTAGTAATCCTGGCACTGCTTATCCTCGTGCTCCTAAGAGTCATACAGTATCTAATGCTACTTATGATCCTGCTGGTGGTGACATGGTGCTCTCCATTGGTGCTCACTCATTACAAGCTGGAGATAAAATTAAACTTGCTCCAGAATCAATAACCTTTGAATGTCCTGCTGCTATTGGTGTTCACCAATTCCAGTCTGGTGTTAATAATGCTATTAGTGGCGGTGGTCAACAATTTACAGCTGTAACTGGAACTACTTACAATCCTAATACAGGTGAGATGGTACTGGAGATTGGTGCTCATAGTTTAACTACTGCGAACACAATCCAAATTGCTGATGGCGGTGTTACATTTAGATGTGATGCTGATAACTATGCTACTGACCATGCTTATCCTCGTGCAACTGACCCTGCTTCTGGTGAAAATCTTGCTATTACAAACGTATCAGCAACTACTATCAGTGTTGATGTTGGTGCAGCATCATCTAACAATCAAAGTTCATATCCTAGAGCAAATGGTAATGACTATGCATACAATAGTGAACTAACAATTTTAAGTACAACCACTGGAAGTATTACAGTTAATGTTAACGGTGGACAAGGTGCTATTAGTATCAACTCTGTTCATACATTTGTATCTGCTACACCTAATGGTGTTCTATCTGGTGGAGATCCTATCAGTGGTAAGTGGATTGAAGTTCTTGCTGTTGGATCTTCTACTAGTTTTGATATTCAAGTATTGGATACAGTTCCTTCTACAAACACAGATCCACATACATTTATTTCTGGTGTTGCTAATAGTATTACTAAGAAAGGAACCGCTGTCAGAATTGCTCCCGACTCATTAACCTTTACTTGTGATAAAGATGGTAATGCATCTCAACACACATACCCTCGTGCAACTGACCCTGCATACAACACATCAGTAGATATTGTTTCAACAACTGGAACAACAATTACACTTAATGTTGGAAAAGCAAATACTGGTACTTCTTATCCTCGTCCAGGATTTGATCCTATTTCTGGTCGTTGGGTTCCTATAAATGTTATAGACGTAAATACATTTAAAATTAGCGTCGGAAGTTCTACTTATACTGGCACTCATACATTTATCGGTGCTTCTGAGAATGCAATTTCACGTCAAGATGGAACAATCACTATAAACGTAGGTACCTCTTCTAATACCACTGTTCATACTTTCGTAAGTGCTGCAGCTAATGCTATTAGGTTTGAACCACAGTCAACACATTATTACGAGGCTAGCACGGCAAATGCTGTTAAGTTTAGACCTCAAACTGCTCACACATTTGTAAGATCATCAACTAATAGTCTATCTACTGGTGGTAGTAGCTTTAGTATTTTCTTAGGTGCATCTAGATATGCACACACATATGTCAGTGGTGGTACTGTTAAATTTGGTGGTGTTACTTATACTGTAACTAATTTTGTGTATGATCATTCTGTTAGTGGTAATGCAGTTATTACTCTCAGTCAATCAATTCCTAACATTGCAGAAGATGCTATTATTGAACTTGAAGGTATTGTAGTTGAATGTGTTATTGATGGTGTAACAACACAAAAAACATATCCAAGTTTCAGTATTCCTATTAGTGATGAGAAATGTAAGAGAGATATTAGATATTTCCTTGATGCTCTAATTCAAGATTTAGAATTTGGTAGTAACAACAATGTTATTGATGGTGCTAAGAAGTATATTGACGCCACCAATACTTTCATTGATACTACTATTGACTTTGAGATTATTCAAACTGTACGTGCCATTGAGTACGCTAGAGAACTAGCTATCTTTGCAATGCGTAAGTGGCGTACTGGAAATGGTCTTGTATCTGATCCTGTTTATACTCCTGTATATTCTAGTCTTGATAGATATTTTGACCCAACTATTATTGATGATTTAAGTGCAGGTGGAGCATGTAATAACGTTAAGTCTGCTATTGATACTCTAGCATATCTGTTTGTAGATGTCTTAGCAAACGACGCTTCTGGAACTTATCTAGATGCTGCATATTTGATTGCTAGAAACAGAGATCATATTGTAGATGAGGCATACAATGATGCGATCAATCAATTCCCATCTCTAGTTCTTAATAATGTTGATGAACGTAAATGCCGTAGAGATATTAATCTTGTACTAACTGCATTATTGAAAAATTTAGTTCTTGGTGGAAACGATGCTATTGTTACTTACGCTGAACTATATTTCACAGGAACAGTATTAACAGGTGTTCCTGCAAGTGAACTTCCAGCAACTAGATACGCATTTACTGCAGCAAGAGACCTTTGTATTGAGGCAATGCGTAATTGGAATGATGCTAGTGGAAACCCAACTACAGTTTCATTTACACCAATTCCAAGATTTACAGACAGTACTATCTTAGCAGATCCTGCTGGAAATCCTCTATGTGCTCAAGTAGAATCTACTATTACATCTCTATTTGATGTCTTAGATGATATTTTAGGTAGTGTTGTTGCACCTGGTGCTACCACTAAAACAACTGGAACTTTAAAAGACGTAGCAGGTTTATACAATTATTCTGATAGTTATATTAGTGACTTTAATGGTAATAAAGTAACTGTTAAATCAACTTATGATGACTTCCCAATCATTGAAGCATCTCCATACACACAGAACGCATCTGTTATCTCCAAGTTAGGTGGTGGTGGTGCTTTAGTTGATGGTTCTAAAGTTAAGCAACCTAACTGCCCATTCCCTGGCTTGAACTTAGATGGAACTGCTAAGTTCCCTAATCAGGGTAAATCAATGGTTGCGTCTGCTTTCACGATTGTTTCTGAAGGTGGTATTGGTTATAAGATTATTGAAGATGGTTATGTACAGTTAGTTTCTGTTTTCTGTATCTTCACTGCAGATGGTGTTCTTGCTGAGTCTGGTGGTTATGCTTCTGTTACTAACTCCGCATCTAACTTTGGTATCTATTCTCTAAGATCAAGAGGATTTAGAAGAGAATGTTACGAATTTGACCAAGGAACTATTGGTAATGTTTCTTCTACTCCTACTGGTAGAACTATCTTCTCTGTAAGTGGTCTTGGTAGAGAACCATTAGAGCACTATGTTGTTAAGATTGATGGATTTAGTAATACAAATACAGACATTGAATACTTCGTTGATGCTGTAGAAGGTGTTACAGTTGGTCCTCCATTTTCTGCTCAATTAACACTAGAATCTGGTGCTGGTGGTCCTGCATCATTTACAGACGACAACACTGGTAGTGTAGTTTCTCTAGCAAGTTTGGTTGGTGAAAATGTTAAGTTACATAGACCATCTATTGTTAACTCTTCATCACATACTTGGGAATACGCTGGTTCTGGTACCAGCTATCTCGCTCTACCTGAAAACGGTGGTACTAAAGTTGAGGCAAACGAACAGGTATCTGAAGCTTATGGTAGAACATACGTTTCTGGTACTGACGAACTAGGTGACTTTAAAGTTGGTACATTTGCTAGAATTGAGAACAGAACTGGTAACATTACCTTTACTGGTACGGTTACAATTTCTGAAGTTGAATTCTTGAAATTGAAAGGTGGTGACGTTGTTGTTACTGGTTTCGACGCATCTAACACACTTGGTGGTGCTAACTCTAGTGACTCCAAACTACCTACTCAGAAGGCAGTTAAAGACTTTATCACTAACGCTTTAGGACCTTACATTAACAAACCTTTCTCTACTAACCCAGTTCCTAGAGCATTGGTTGAACTTACTGATTCTGGTAAGATTTCTGAAGATCAAATTCCACCTCTACGTCCTTTCCAAGTTTATACTGTTGCAACCCAATCAGAAAGACTTGCTATTGAAGGAGCATTAGCTGGTGACATTGCTATTCAACAGGATACTACAACATCGTTCATCTTAAACAACGATAACGAAAGTTTATTTACTTCGTTTGCAGTTGACCCAACACTACAATTTACTATTGGTGATGTATTTACTGGTAGTGTTAGTGGTGGTAAGATTCAGGCAACTGAATACAGACAAGGTGTTGTTTATCAAGTTAATATCACTGATGGTGGATCTGGATATATTACTCCACCAATTGTAACAGTATCTGGTGGTAACCCACAAGCTGGTGCTGTAGACGCATTAGTAGAAACAACTATTGCTAATGGTCAGGTTGTAATTATGACCATTAAATTGTTTAATGGATTTATTGGTGGTAAAGGATACACTACTCCACCTACTATTACTATTGCTGCTCCTGCAGGATCTGGTACTCAAGCAACTGCAACTGCTTTAATTGAAAGTAGATTGTATGGTGATATTGTAAACAATATTAAGATTGTAGACACAGATAATATTCTTTCTAGTGATCTTCCTGCTGAGACAATCAATATCAACCGTGTTGTCAACACATCTGCTGACAATAATAACAACTGGGTATCTCTATCTACTAACCAAATCGCTGCTTCTGATATTACATCAGGTGTTATTTCTACAGCACGTTTAGCATCTAACGCATCTGGTGTAGAAAGTGCTGCTAACTCCTTTACATTCTTGAGAGGAGATCAGGCATATGCACCTGCTGTACAGACAATTAAAGGTCCTGAAACAAGATACTTTGCTCAACTAAAAATACAGGCAACTGCTGGTGCTTCTCAGTTAATCTTTGATTCTAATTCTAATTTCCTTAAGGGTCATGATATTGTACAAATTTCTGGTATTCAATCAGACACTAATATTGATGGTGTTCTAACTGAATCTGGTAATACAACTATTACTCTTGATAAATTTATTACGTCAACTCTGCCAGCTGGCACAATTCTAGAATTTAATAGAGGTAAATCACCACTAACAGTTGAGTCTTCTCAAACAGAAGGTGGTTTCGTTGAAGAAGTTGTTATTCAAAGTGGTGGTTCTGGATTTACAGACGGACAATATTTTAACTTACCACTAACTGGTGGTGCTGGATCTGGTCTAAGAGTCAATATCGTTGTTTCTGCTGGTTCAGTTACTGATGTTAATATTGTTGCTGGTGGTCAAGATTACGGACAGAATACTTCTCAATCTAACGTTGACTTTATTGTATCATCTGCTCCAACAGAACTTGGTGGAGGAACAGGTCTTAATCTTTTAGGTAAGGTTACAACAGTTCTTCGTCAATATGCAAACGTCACAATAGATGTTGATAGAGTTAGTGATTTAACTACATCTGGTGATCCATATGGAACATTAGGTGTTGGTAGATTTCTTAAATCACAATTCTTGATTGGTGAAGCTGGTAACGGTTCAGTTCAAATTAATACAGGTCCTGATTCAGGTCTTGATGCTGATACACTTGATGGAGCACAAGGTGTTTTCTATCTAAACTCTGGAAACCAAAATGCTGGTTTCTTACCAAAAGAAAGATTGAATGGTATATATGACATATCTATTTCTAACCAGTCTGGTAGTACGTTAAGACTTAGATCATCTACCAACTCACCAACTGGTAACCCAACTCCTGATGAGTTTTCTACTGGTATCATTGCTGATACTAAGAACAACACTGCTGATGGTCTTTTCGATGGTGGAACAAGACACGTTGTAATGACTATCAGAAATGGTGGTATTGACTTTGATGCTACATTTGGTGGTGTAAAACAACTTGCATTTACAGATGCTAACGCTGATGTTGGTGCTGGTATGTTCCTTCGTGGATCTTTCAACAGTCCAGCAAACTCATTTGGTAACTGGCATGAAATCTGGCATTCAGGAAACGACGGCACATTAAGCGGACTCGACGCTGACAAGATGGATGGTCGCCAAGGAACTTGGTATCAGTCTGCACAGCATATGGACTTTGGATACTTGAGTAATGAAAGATTACCAGTTCTCCAGAGAGAAAAAGATTTCCTATCCAAACTTCGTGTTATGGATTGGACAGGAAATGTTAGAGTTAACGTTCTTATTAGAGATGAACTCTTAAATGCAACACCGTTTGTTGCTGGTCAATCAGTTAACCTTTATACACCAAGTGGTGTTGCTAGAGGTTCAATTAGTATTACAAAAGTAGAACCAAATCAAGATACTAATGATGCTGCTAACAACTACACATTAATTACTGGTAGTTTAACAAGTGGAGATTTTGATTCATTTGATGATGCTGAATTTATTGGTACTGGTGGTGTAGGTAATGCATATAGATTCCAAAACTGGAATGTCTCACAAGTTGATGATAATGCAGATGGAGATATTGATGGAACATATGAGGTTATTAGCGGAGAGAGTGTTTCTGGTAATGCTCGTCTAAAACTTGGTAGAGCAGATGGTCAAGCATCTGATCCTTCTATCTTCTTTAGATCTTCTGCACTTGTAGCATCTGATTACAACGCAGCATTCATAGCTACAGGTGGTGGTAGTGCCAATGGTAGTGGTAGTCTTGAAACAAAGGTAGGAAACAATAACGCATTTACCATCAATGGTAACAAAATTTGGAACGAAGGTAACATTACCTTTAACTCAACTAACGTTGTTGGTACTGGAGTTATTCGTGATCAAAATGGTGCCTTTGCAGCTGGAATAATTACTGCATCATTAACAGGTTCTGCATCACTTAACGTGCTGAAAGCTGGTGATACAATGTCTGGTGCTTTGACAATTGGTGGTGTTGTTGCTGCTAACCAAGCACTAAGCGTATCTGGTAGAGCAGATTTCTTAAGTAATATCACAGTCGCTGCAGATCTTGAGGTTGATAGTAAGACTTTCTTCGTTGATGCTTCTGAAAACAAAATTGGTGTTGGTGGTGTAACCGACTTCTCTGCTCGTAGTGGTCAGTCATACGTTAAATTAAGGATGAGACCATCTGCATTTAATGGTTATGATGATAATCACCATATTGATTTTGCTCAGTTCAATGGTAACTGGGTAGATGGTTCTAGTGGTGCTGACACTCAGTTTGGTTTATCATTCAGTTACGACTCTGCTGTGAGAGGTGGTCTACTTTATGACCACAGAAGTACTGAAAGAATGGCACTTTGGTCTTCTTATGGACGCATTGACTTTATTGTTGATGGTGGACAAAGTGGCAATGAGGTTCCAATCACTGCTTCAACTGAGGCAATGACTGTTGATTATACTGGATCAATTGGTATTAACACAACAAGTCCAAGTTCTAGTTATAAATTAGATGTTAATGGAGAATCTAGATTTAGAAACTTCATTACTCTTGATGATGCAGGTGATAACTCTGGTACTGGTTTATACTTCCTTGGTGCAACTGGTGGTGCTGATGGTTCTGGTGGATATCTAAGCAACTTCCGTGTTGGTAATAGTCTTATTGGTAATGATATCTTTGAGATTACTGCTAACAATGGTCCTAGTGGAGCTACTACTTGGAAGTCAACACCAGCACTTTCAATTCAGGGAACTAATAACAGAGTTGCTATCAACACTACAACGTTCTCTGGACAAGATAACACAGATCCAAACAATATTATCACAAGATTCTACGCATTGAATATTGAAGGCAATTTCAATATCAATAACGGAAATCTATTTGTTGATAACAAACCATTTGTAACTTCTCGTTGGACAGAATCTCCTAATAATACTGATATTTACAGACCAACTAAAGTTGGTATCAACTTCAGTAGTGCTAAGAATCCAACAGAATCCTTAGATGTTGAGGGTAGTATTGACGTCTCAGGAACATTGAAAGCTAATGGTCAAGCACAATGGATTGATAGTTATGGTGTTATTAAAACATCTTCTGCAACCGTTAATGAGAATATATCCATTCCTTCTGGAAACAACGCTTTCAGTTTCGGACCTATTGGAGTAGGAACGAATAATATCATTACAATTCAAACTGGTGCAATATGGGTTGTTCTTTGATGATAAATATAATTAACAAATCTTTTTTGTAGTTACAATGAGCGCAACAAGTGCATTAAAAATAGACAAAGTTCAAACTGTATCAGGAAGTCAGGTAATGACACTTGGTACTGGAGGATCTATTGTATTTGATGGTTCCTTCTCTCCTAGTAATTTTGGTTTACCACAATGGGACGGTCCTAAGAATAGACCGACAACCAATCTTAGTTATGGAGCTTTTGGATGGAACTCTAAAAACAATCAGTTTGAATGTTAT